AAGGTCCTGTTTTGGAACAGGAGCAGCCTGCCAAGAAAAAGGTTGTCAAACCAAACGGGTGGAAGGCTGGTCGTAAGCCAGATCCTAATTCTAATAAACGTAAACGTTATGGCACAGATGAATTTGGTGGGCAACTGGCTATTAAGTCTGACCCCGGCTTAGCTCTTGCCGAACGGGATGATCCCGCCTACACCAAGTTTGCTGAAATCGTGGGCGGAAAGGAAGGGCTTAGGGAGCTGACTGCATGGTCAGAGAACCCTAAAGCGCAGAAACTATTCCAGCTAATCGATGATGGGCGTTTTAAAACCTACGGAATCAAAGCATTAGCTAAACGCTGTGGAATGACGCTGCCAGAATTGTGTAACCTTTTTAGAGAGAAACACTTCCTAGATACATACCTTACATTCTTCGGCGGCGTCACAGAGATTGCGAAAGGAGCAGTAGAAGATGCAAAGCCGTCCTCAGACGTATGTCCTATGTGCGGGGGTAACACTTTTGTCAAACGCGGAGACGAGCAGGCGCCCTGTCCCAAGTGTGGTGCCACAGGAAGAATTAGAATCGCAGGAGACAAAGAAGCTCGCCGGGATGTATTCAAGGCTGTCGGAGTTATCAAGGATTCTCCCGCAATCGTTAATAACCAAATTGGGAATGTTACAGTCGAGGGTGTAGATAATTTTGAAGATCTGATGCGGTCGGCAAGAGCTACTCCTATAAAGGTTGAAAGAAATGTCCAAATCGAAGAAGAAATCCGAGAAGCGGAAATTATCGAAGAATGAGCCGTTAGCTAAATGTTGTAAGTGTTTGAAATTAATACCGATAGATGAGTACTTCGACAATGACCATTACTGTGATATATGTGCTTCTAAAGACGGAGAGTTCCCACTAGCTTCTGAGCCTCATTTTAAACAGTGGTATCACGATGTAGAAGGCGGAGCAGATGAGTCTGATTAATACTCGTATTGTTAAGCTGGATGTATCGCCAATTGTACAAGAGCTTCAACGCCTCAACAGAAACTTAGAAGAAATCTTCCAAATCAACGCGCCAGTGTTGGTCCCAAACGAAGATTTTGATCCGGATGATTATTCTTCGGTAATGTATACAGATGAAGAAGCAGAATTAGTCGATGAACAAGTACGCCGTAGAATTTTAGGGACATAAGTGTATAACCTGGAGATTACAGATAAAGCCCTTTGGAAGGCTGGCAAAGACTTTGGTGTCAAGCTTGTCCGTTATGATGATGAACACCTTGAAGAAATGGTCACTCGTCTGGAAGGGGCTGTATTAGATCGTGACAAATGGGGAGTTGCTACCAAAACTCGTACACTAACTCCAACAGAGAAAGCTTTTATTAAGAATGAACGTCTAGTTTGTAAATACGACTTTACTTATTTTTTCCCTAGATACTGTTATACACAAATAAAATTGGAGGGACAGCCGGTTGTAGTGGCCCGCGTTAAAGAGCCTTTAGAGCCTCAAAAATTATTTATAGAATATTTATCTCGAAAAGAACAAGCTATAACAAAGGCTATCGAGAAAAAGCATCCTACAGATGGTTATCTTATGTTGTGCTGTAAAGCTAGGCAGGAAGGTTATACAACTATTGCACGCGGCATAACTATGCACCGGGCAATCTTTTGGGAAGACACTAAAGCTCTTGCCGCCTCTGTGGATGACGCCATGATTCAGGAGTTATATGATCGAGATCATACGATCTATGACCGTCTGCCGTGGTGGCTAAAACCTTCTGTTGAGTACGACACTAAAGGTAAGCAGTTTACCTTTGGCAAAATGAGTTCTACTATTACGTATGCCCAAGGAAATCAGAAGGGTGGTATCGGTACTGGTACAACCAAGACGATGAATCATATCACTGAGCTTGGTGTGTGGGAGCAACAAGGTGCCGATCCAGAAAAGCTTATCTTCGACTTAGAACCTACTTGGCCACAGTCTATAGATACATTTGTAATGATGGAGTCTACCTCCAACGGCAGACTTAATTTCTGGTACCAATACACTAATGCTTCCCGAGAAGGGCGTACACGATTCGATGTAGTTTTCTGTCCTTGGTATGCCGAGCCCCGTCATAATCGTAAACAGCCTCCCGTCGGATGGGAACCTTTGCCACGTACTAAGCTGATGCTGGAAACCGTAGAGCGTACGTCACCCGGCTATATGTTTGGAAAAGTTGTCAGATTAGATGCTCAGCAGGCTTATTGGTGGGAGGATCAGTATGAGGAAAAAAGGGCGCTTGGGCGTACAGCCTATTTTCTTACAAACTATCCTACCACTTTGGCTGAATCTTTTCAGGTATCTGGAAATAGAGCATTTTCTGTAGAAACTATGGACCAGCTTAGAGCCGGAATTAAGGGAGCAGTTCCCTACAATTTTTCTAATACACAAAAGATTGGTAAGATAGCATGAAGCTCTATATAAACTACTTGTCAATCTTCTTTTTATTGAGTATAGGCTGTGCCTCTAGTATTAGGACCGATCCAACTCCGGCAGTGCCGTGGACTGGATGTATTTATCCTACAACCACTCAGCAGGCGCATGTTCAAGGACGTTTGCTTCCCGAGCCTGTACATATTATAGGAGAGTACAGCGCTGACAGTTGGATGGTAGTTAGAGGGACTTATTTACCCAAAAAGTGTAATAATTTATGGGATCGTGAGCAGTGTAAGTGGTTGCCGATGGCAAAAGATAGTATTAAATTACTAGGCTGTGGCTCGCAGATAAATACTTTGTGGTCGGCAGAGCACTAATGGTCCAACTACCAACATATAGAATTATAACTGGAGGACACCTTCTAACTCCCCAACAAGATTTCCTTAGAGGACGTTCTATAGAAGATCTTACATCCGCCCAAGCTAGAGGATATGTATGGTTATTTGAGTCGCCCCAGCCGGGGCAGGTATATGTAATAGGAGTAGATCCTACTTTTGGTATAGCTGGTTGGGCACCGGAGTTAGCAACAGATGAAGACCTCAACACGGATAACGCTGCTATTTCTGTGTGGCGTATTGGACGGGATGGCAGGGATTATCAAGTTGCAGAGTATGCAGCTCCAATTGACGTATACGAGCTTGCTCCTGTTATTAATGGGCTTGGGCGGCTATTTAGCGGTAATAATGAAATGGGGCAGGCACATGTCATCCTTGAAGTGTACCCAGGGCCGGGATGGCCTGCCGAGCAATCTCTTATTCATCATTATGGTTATCTTAACTATTATCGTCCTCGTTACATCAATAGTCTAGACTATGCTCCAACCAAAGGAATAGGATGGGAGGCTGGACCCAAGCAGGTACGTGATCTTTCCATATTTACTCGTAAACACGTCAATGCTTTAAAACCTGTTATACGTTCCCCATGGCTGCTGTCTGAAATGCAGGACTGTCAACTCGATCCTGAAAAGTTCACAATCCACGCAGAAGGAGCGGGCATTCATGATGATCGTGTAAGAGCTGCCTCCTTAGCTTGGTGGGCTGCCCATGATTTTACTTCTCAAGTACAGATACCGGAGCAGTCTAAAATAGAGACTGGCAACAACCCTAAGTCTTGGCAACAATCTGACATGACTGCCGAGGACTTAAAGGATGCATGGGAAAATCGTTATGAGGAGCTGGGACGTATCTAAGGTAGAATATTATTAGTAGTTTAGGAGATTTAATGGCAAATCAGAAGACTTTTAAGATTACCTGTACCTTGGCTAATACTAAATACAATGTGGTTACTGGTACTGCCTCAGCCCCTACCAACTCAGATTTTACAGCAGCTAATAAGGGCCGTGGTATTACGTTTCAATGTCAGACCAACGGGGCTTTAGGTTATGCAGGGGGCTCTGATGTAGTTTCCAATGCCGGTATAGCCTTTCTAGGGCCCGATGGTGCTTATCAACCAGCAGACGGTGGGCCAGGTAGTTCCGGTTTTCAAGCCTGTGATTGGTGGGTAGCTGCGGATACAGCAGGGGCAATAATTGTAGTCCAGTTGACTAAAGGAATTTAATGAAAAAGTTATTAGCATTTATTGGTCTATTACTAGTTTCTACTTCTGCGTGGGCAGCGGGTGGAGGAGTTAGCACAGCTACTGCCCGGCGTATAGTCTCCTTCTTAGCCGCTCCGACTACCTGTGTAGAAGGGGACAAATATTATAATCTTGTAAGCCACTCAGAGTTTACATGTACTGCAACTAATACGTGGACTACAACGGGCGGTGGTGGAGGTAGTGCGTGGGGATCGATCACAGGAACGCTCTCAGCTCAAACCGACTTGCAGAGCGCGTTGGATCTGAAAGCGCCGCTCAATTCTCCATCGTTCACGACGCCGTCTCTCGGTGTTGCATCAGCAACCTCGATCAACAAAGTTGCTATCACCGCGCCTGCGTCCTCGGCGACTATTACCGTTGCAGATGGCAAGACGCTCACGGTTTCAAACAACGCCACGGTGAGCGGAACGAATACCGGGGATCAGACTACTGTATCAGGCAACGCGGGAACGGCAACTGCTCTTGCCGCGAACGGCACGAATTGTTCGGCGGGGAACTACGCCCTCGGAGTGGACGCGAGTGGAAACTCGGAGGGCTGCACTGCGGCGCCAACAGCGTTTACCCCACCTACCGGCACAGGCGTTGTCACTGTCACATCCGGCGCGCTCGACGCGGCTTCGGCCGGAACGTCGGGCACAGGCAATTTTGCTCGCGTGACCTCCCCGACGTTTGTTACCCCAGTGCTTGGAG